AGAGACTATCGTTTCTTTGAGATGGGCAACCATTTTTCAGAGAATATTTTTGTAAGGTACTGTACCTTTGATGAGGTTGATCAATATCTACCTGAGTTCAGAGAGTACCTTGAAACCTATCGTAATATGGTTGATGAAGCACAACCTACTGGTGAAGACACATCATTCTATGCAGACTTTGATACATACATGAAAAAACTAGACCCTATCCTTGGATACATGTCTAGTAGATTCGGTGCTGATAATGCTGACCGAATGATGAACGAGTTCTTCTTCCCTTACGCTGATGAAAACTGATGAAGTACTGGGTCATCCACTATGGATGCTACCAGTCATGCTACTAGCATTGCTAGTACTAATAGAGGGCCTTCACACTTCTGCACATCTTCATCAAGAGATTGATGTACATGGAATCTGTAGGCAGAACAAAGAGTTTATTGAAATGCAAGAGGACGATTACTAAACTGGCACAGGGGGTGGACACACCCCCTTTTTCATGCTATAATGTAAACAGTTATTACAAGACCCGTGTTAGCTGAACTATTACAGTTGGCAGAGGCCACAATGGTAGCAACAACACTGTCCATTGGACTAATTGCTACAGGTCATTCTGTTATTAGTGGTACAGCACCACCAGACCTAAGTACATTCATTACATCTGTTCAACCACCATATGAATCAGATGATAAAAGAATATATCCTGAGAAGGATGAAGAAAAACAGATCCTCCCTCCTGAAGAGAGAATCCAAAATTAAGTTATCAATTCCTTAAAACCCCGAAAAATTTTCGGGGTATTTTTTTGTCTAAAAAGTCGTTCCAGTTTTCTTAAGACGTTTTGATATAAAGTCTGATGATTCTGTGTATAGATTTCTTACTTTAAATTCTTCTACAAATTGAGCGAACCATCTCTTCTTTAAGATATAAATCTCTCTCTTCTTTTCATTCTCTGCTACTTCGTTTTCGTAGATTGATATTGGTTTTGATACTGTGTTTCCGTTGACAGTGATGTGTTGAGTACCATTCCAATAAGTAAATGGTTTGGTATAAAAGTTTTCATCTACTATCAGTCCACCCTTTAGTGCTATCACTGGTAGACCATCTATTGACTGACCTGTTTTAGTTTCTATTGTTTCGTAGTGATGTATCTCTGAGTGTGCTGTCGTACCGTATCTTGATTCAATAGATTTGTTTAGTGTGTAATTATCTAATGGGAATGAGAATAAAGGATTGATAAGGTTATTAGTTAGTACAATAACCCAGTCATAAAAAGCACTACCATAATAGTTTGCAGCAATCGTTTCTAATTTAATGCCATCTTTAATACTATACTTTTGATAGAAGGTTGCATACCCGAAGACATCATCGTCTATCTTATACCTACGAAAGAAGTTCTTTGCTATAGTATATTCAGATTCTGAAAAAGGATAACTAATTGGTTTAGTATCGTATTCTATGTCTGGTATGAGTGAAAAGTACATTAGAAATTATACTCTGAAATATCTTGCTTGAATAGTAGCTTGCTTTCTACAAAGTTTAGTGTTAGTTCCACTGCTACTGGAGCACCACTTTTGTATGTAGCATAGGTTCCATCAGGTGTAAAGTTAACTGCAACTCTACTGATAGCACATGGTTTGAATTGTGTTAGAAAATCGTTTTGATTTGGACCTCTCATGTATGTAAACTTACACATGTGTGGTACTGTTATGAAATTATCCTTACCTAAGGCATCAAAACTTGATGTGAACTTCTGCTTAGTACCGTCACTACCTTCAATTTCCTCTTTAAATGATGATGTTTTTTTCTTATCCTTAACTTTTGATGCTGTTATGTCTGATTGTCCACCCCATGATGGAACAGCAGCCCATCTAAACATTTGACATATTTTTAATATGTTTAGTGATTCATCTTCATTTCTAGGAACTAATTTCCATGACATTCCAATTTCTCTTAGTTCAGGTGAGTCATATAATAGTTCTGCATTTGGATTTAATACTTGACCTTTAGTTGACCCAGTTATATCATTCATCTCAAGGTTACCACCAACACCTGGAATAGTATTCAAGGCTTTGGTTTGTAGTGAAGCCATAATGGCTTGCATGTTTCCACTTAGATCGTTTACTCTTTTACCAATACGACTTAGATCACCACCAGCAACACCAGATATTGCTGCTCTACCTATAGCACTGAATTGTTTTCCATTCCATTGCTGTTGTGTATCATTACCTAAATCTTGTGGCATAGGTAATATAATTGATGCAGCAGCTTCATCTATTTCTAGTTCAGTACTTGCGTTATAATCTGCATACCCTCCTCCTATATCACCAACACCTGCTTTTGAGAAAGGTGGTATATATTTACCAAACTGGAAGAATACGTAGTCAGTATCTTGTTCAATAGGAATATCTTTTGGATATCTATATGATTGTTGCACAGATGACGGAGCTTCACCACTAATAGGACCAGATGATATCGTAACATCTGGTTTGGTAACCTTTATCTCCTCATTAAGATCCTCTATTTTAATACCCTTTTTCTCTAATTCCTGTTCAAGGTAATTTGGAGGATTAAGAGTGAAATCACTGGATGCACTAGCTCCAGCATTGAACATTTCTAGTAAACCTGCCATTATTTTACAACCTCTCTGGAACGTCTTGTGCCATAACCTTTAATGACTCGTCTTTGTTTGATCTTATCATAGAAATTATCTTGAGTATCTTCCCATACAAGTTCTTTAGTGTATTCAATTTGACCTGCTTTACCTTTCACATTTCTAACGAAGTTTTCTATTGGTAATAATATTGCAGATGCCCATTCAGCAGAGGCTAGATCAAGGAAATAACCATCAACATAACTAGTTAGGTATTTATGGAAGCAAGAACGAGGAATGTCAACTCTACCTTCCATCAATCTTTTTACACACCATACCCTCTTCTTAGGTGACAAGTAGTGTAAGTTAGCTCCCCAGAATTCATTTCTGGTTGCTTTAATCACGTAAACAAGCGGAAATGAATCAAAATATGGTAATTTATTTTTAAATTTTGCATTGTATTCAAAGAGATACATGTGTCCTGATACTGTGTATCTTCTCAGTTCATTTTCATCTTGTTCTTCTTCCTTACCATGACGATCTTGTATTTCGTCTCTGATTATTCTATTAGGAGCATTTTGTAATATTATTGCTTGTTTGCGTACAGCATTCCTGTACCATGTATATGATTTCTTTTCGCCACCTGTTTGGGTGGTTATTTTTTCAAATATTGTTTCGTATCCTGGTTCTTCTACGGTAGAAGGTCTTTGGATATCTCCAAATCCTTGTGGCATTGTCTCATACTGCTAAGTGGTCTTCTGTTAGTATTAAAAATTTCATCTGCCTATCTTCACAGAAGTCCTGAGCAGCGTCCCATTTGGCACGGTTCTTAGCGAACGTCAGAACAGCTCTTCTATAAGCAGCAGTTCTTTTATCCTTATCATAGGGTGGTTTGGTTTGTTTCTTGGGTTTGATTTCTATTATATACTTAGATATTTTTCCGCTTTTTTCACGTACCTTAATATAAAAATCGGGATAGTATCTATGTGGTCTTTTATCTATAGGAGAAATATAAGGAATGATGATTTCCTCACTTCCCCACTCCAATATACCAGGTGTGGTATCACAATATTTCATATATTTTTTCTCCCATAGTGATCTGTACACTATACGAGACGGATTACCACGATACTTCTTGGGGTTTAACGGTTTATAAAGTCCAGAGTAAGCCATATATAATATATAATCCACATTTTATATTTAGAGTGGCAAGAGTTACTAAAATAAACGAGTTCATGACCAAAATTGGTACGAAGAGAGGTATGTCTCTGACTACTGGTTTTGATGTACAGTTTCAATTTGCTAATACAGATAAAACATTTATTAAAGAATGGTATAAAGGTGATAATGAAAGTGTGGTGAATATGTTCTGTGATGAAGCACAGTTACCCAATGTTCAGTCTGCTGTTGGACAAATAACAGGAAGATATCTTGGTGAAGGTTCTATATCCTATCCACATACAAGGATATTCACAGATGTCAGTATGGGGTTTTTGTGTGATGCTGAGTTAACACCACTAAAGTTCTTCACTTCTTGGTATGAATACATTTACGGTGAAGATCCTGTAGGAACAGATAATACGATGGAGAAATCTTTAGGAGTAACACCTAGAAAGACTCAAAGAACAAATAGATTGGCATATATGGATGATTATGTCAGTAATGTTAAGATCATGAAAACTGAATCTAATAGTACATCTTCTAGTGGTAGGGTTCCTATCACATATATTTTAGAGAATGCATATCCATATGCTATTGATGCAGTACCACTTGCTTATGGTTCTTCTCAATTGACTAGGGTTAATGTTAATTTGTATTACACACGACATACAGTGTTTATGAACAACTAGCCCAGCAAATTCGGATTTTCAATTCCATAAAACCCGAAAAAATTACTCAGCATATTTTTGCCTGAAAAAGTCGCTATATATAAATATACGACTTGAAATCATTTTTATGGCATTACCAAAAATAGGGTATCCAACGTATGAGCTAGATTTACCCTCTACAGGCAAAACTATTAAATACCGT